GGTAGATGGACCCGTTCCAATATTTGTTTGCAAGCAAACACCAAGTTTCCCTCTAATTAGAGGACGACTCAGCTCCTTCTGAAATGTGGCTCTCGTCGATGCTAGCATCGAATGAACCTATGACAGAAGAATCACGAACTGATTCGACATTCTCAAACCACTTAGGATACTTCCTAGGGTTGTTCGAGAATATCTCACGATCGATTTTCAGGCTCGGCATCACAAACATTGTTTGTAACGCCGTCTTGATTGACTCAGTCTTTACATAAAACTTAGTCTTAATCGGATCGCTCCATTCGAAGGCATCTTTCGGTTCAAACTTATTAAGTTCGTTCCTTCTGATGTTTAAGAGCTGCCTTGCTCTCAACTTCTTTACAACCTGTAACTTTGTTCCAGGTTCTACTGCAAGTTGGACGTAGGCATTCTCTTTACTAGAAACTAGTGGGATCTCTCTATCTAAGCATACATACTTAGAATTGATTTGACCATACAGTCTCATATTGCTGATGGATATATTAGTCCCAGCGGCGGAATTTGAAATTATCTCTTCCCTCGCTGCTTCTTTTACTCCTTCCTCATCAAGGATCTCTGCATCTCCATTCTTAATTAACCTGTTAATTATGACATTTGATACCAGAACTCCTCTCTCCCATTCTAGCGCTACGTCGTTGAATCGAGGATTCTCAATCTTCGAAACAAAACGAGCCGCTAGCTCCTTTGCTTTGGCATCGGTTCTAATTGACACATCGTGTGGCAAATGGATTCCGAGACCTCCTAGCTCCGGAGGTAAGAACGTTAGCGGATTTGTTATGACTTTCCATTCCATCCATGATGGCATTAGAGCTCTAACGTAACACGCTTGCATGTTTATAAAAGACTGAAGTCTTGAGCAAAATCTTGCCATTCCTTCATCTTCTTTAAACTTCGAAAGACCGATAGTTTCTTTCGCGTACTGGATGTCCTTGTACATCTGTAGCGATTTGCCTACTAACGGGTCTGGTTTATCAAAGTTTTCTTTTCCCCCCATTTTCTGAAATTGGGTTAAAAGTCTAACCTTTGGTGTATCGATTTGTATGAATTTCGAAGGTTTTCCCTCTTTGAGGGATTTCGCCTTTGAAACAGCACTTTTGTGCGGCAACATGCCATATAGCTGGCAGTAGCTAACATACGTATCGTTTATATTGTATTTATCCCAGGAAATACTATAACTCATGGACTCCATGATTTTAGGTATTCTCTTGAGATCTTCCTCTGGACCTATTCCAAGATGATCATCACCTGCGCATGCGTAGGCTTTGACATTACTGAAATGTCTTATCTTTGATGGAGATCGAATTAATCTAAAGTCTCTAACGTCGTTAGAGGGAGACTTCACTGAAGCCTTCCACGCGCCGTAGCTACTCATGGTTAGTACGATCTTTGTGAGTGGATCACCCATCATTATTCCTCTATAGTTCGAGAACCAAAACGTGTTTCCTTCAAGGATTCCGTCAAGTTTTCCCTCTATCATGGATTTTGATACAGCTCTCTTTTCCTTACCTTTTACTGTCACCGACAGTCTCTTAGGTGTTGTTAAAAGAGCAGCTGCTTTCTTTAAATAATCTCTTTCGCCGGGGCCAATGGCCCCCTGTGAAGCGAGTTCATTAATCATGCCATTTAGCAAGCCGAAACCTGTTTCGTGCGCCGCTCTATCTGTAGCGGAATCCATATCGGAAGTCGATATTAGATCTGTTAACGACATTTCTCCAGAGTATTCCTGAGAGAATCTATACAATCCGTTAGATTCGCTTAGGCCTACCCTGCACGCTGGTAGGGCTTCAAGGAAGCCCCTCAACGTGTGAGCTGCCGGAGATAGGAAAACATTCAGCCATGTGGATCCACATGTTACTGGACGTATCTTAAGTCCGGGTTCTTTTACTATCGAAACCTTTCCCATGGGATAGGTAGACGGTAGATTTAAATTGTAGGTTGACATAAACTCTTCGTATTTGGCATTTGCCCATTCGAAAAGTAGTGTTCCCAATCTGGTATCTGCACCTAAAGCGAACGCCTGCGTTCCCTCAGGTAGATAACCAGGAGTTATCACTTCACCAAACACGCCTCCAAGTGGGGTGTCTAGGTAAGCAATCTTCCAAGTTTCCAGTTGACCATATTCATCTTTTGCTACAGGCTTGCCGTGGCGGTCATGATATAGTCCTTCTGTTAATTTGAAGTTTTCTGAAATCGGATTTTCCAAGAATTTCTTGAATTCTCCGTCTGTGTAAGTGTTCCACTTACCACCCTCAGATCTTCCATTTTCTAGTGAACTTGATGAAGAAAGACTACAATGATAGTCCTTCTTCCTCGATGCTACTTCGGAAAATTTTGTTTGGGTACGATCGGCTTCTATTTGCATATTGATGCAAATGTCTTGTCCAATCATTTTACCCACTTCTTCACAACCTAAGAGCAGATCTCTCTCCCAGACAATGTCTGATTCTTGATGACCTGCGTCCCATTGGTTGCGTGGAATCCATTGCTGTCTTACTGGAATTTTCTCCTTGACCGTATACGGTCTTGAGAGTCCTTCCAAGTATTTGACCAGCTTTTCGATCGATGAATTTCTGTCTGGTAAAGGTAAAATTCTTGTCTGTGACAAGATACTATTATACCAGAAGATGTCCATCTTCTCATAACTACCCTCATCTTTCATGCGGTTAATCATGGTATTCATAATACCATAGATTTTCTCCTGCATTGGATTTTCAGGTTCTTTCAAACACTGCTCTACTCGATTTTCCGTAAGGATATTCGTCAGTATCACTGTCGCCTTTTTATAGGCGCTCAGCGTACTGTCGGTTTCTCCTTTCCGGTAAATCTCGCCGAACAAAGTTGTTATCAATAATTCAATTAAGTCGAAGTGCTTTCCGAATGCTATAATCCATGATATAGCTATTCCTCTAAGCGCCAAGACCGTCTTTGAGTCTCTCTGCATGCAGACATCTCTCAAAATTGATACAGTGTTATAATGGTTTTCCGATTCGCCATAGCGATCTCGAAAGGCCTTTAATACAAAATGTTTACGAGTTCTATAGAATTCCTTAAGTGAAATATATTTCTTCTTAGGATTCTTGAACCTGCAAAGTGACAATCCTACCAACTCCTTGAGTATGGAGGTTGCACTCTTAAAATCTATTGGCAATGTGTCGGTACTCCTGAGTACTGCCGCATTCAATGGTATTATCGATGACAAGGTCATCAACTCT